CAAAGATTTATGTTCGTGGTGCTGATAGACCAGATACCCTGCGGGGTGTGTCCCTTACCTATGCGGTGCTAGACGAGGTTGCGGACATTAAGCCTGAAGCCTGGGAGCAAGTCATCAGGGCTTCTCTGTCAGACAAAAAAGGCAGAGCCATATTCATCGGCACACCCAAGGGTCGCAACTGGTTCTATGATCTATTCAAGCTGGGGCAATCTGGAGATGATCCTGATTGGAAGTCCTGGCACTTCACAACCCAAGACAACCCATTGATAGACCCAACTGAGATTGAGTCTGCCAAGAAAACGCTGTCATCCTTTGCTTTCAAGCAAGAGTACCTAGCATCCTTTGACAACGCAGGAAGCGATGTTTTTAAAGAAGATTGGATCAAATATGGTGTGGAACCTGAGTATGGTAGTTACTTCATTGCAATCGACTTGGCAGGATTTGAAGAAGTGGCTAAACAAGCTGCTAACGCGAAAAAAAGATTAGACGAGAGCGCCATTGCAGTGGTCAAGGTCACTGATGATGGCAAGTGGTTTGTCAAAGAGATCGATCACGGGCGATGGGACATTCGGGAAACTGCTGCCAAAATCCTGATGAAGATGCGGGATTACAGGCCAATTTCGGTGGGAATCGAGCGTGGTGCACTTAAAAACGCTGTTTTGCCCTACCTCAGTGACCTGATGCGGAAAAATAATGTATATTCGCACATAGTTGACCTAACGCATGGCAACAGGAAAAAGACAGACAGAATCATCTGGAGTCTCCAAGGGCGGTTTGAGCATGGGCGTATTGTGCTGAACTCTGAAGAAGATTGGGATGACTTCACTGACCAACTCTTGATGTTTCCTGCCAATGGCGTACATGATGACCTTCCTGATGCTTTGAGTTATATTGACCAATTGGCTGTAACATCTTACTTTGAGGCCGAAGAAGATGAAGAGTGGGAGCCTGTAGACATCATATCGGGGGTTTAAGTTATGGCAGATGAAGGTCTATTCGGTGTTGTAAAGAAAATAGTTCCTTCTCCAGCAAGGTTCTATACCCAAACTATGTTTGGAGATAAAACAAAATCTTTGACACAAAGCGATTTAACTCTAGAAGAACTTAAATATCTTAATGATGCTATTCAAACTTCTAGAGTAAGACTTCAACAAAAAATTGAAACAATTAAAAATGCAGAAAAATTTTCTGATTTACCAGCAGATGTGCAAAGCCAAACAATGGCAAGGCAAGGGGCTAGAGTAAATTTAGATGCAAAATCTCCTGAAGAAGCAAATCTAAAAGGACAAAAATTAACTAACTATCTTAAAAATGCTTTAGAAGACGCAAAAGCAAAAGCACTTTTTAATGAAAAACAAATTCAAGAAGGATTGGGAAATGTTCAATATGAAGATTATGCTGAAAACAATCCTATAAAAAATACATTAGGCAGGTTTACTTATAAAATAAATCCTGATGGCTCAATAAAAGTTTCAGATTTTTATGATTTTATAAATCCAGCAAGAGAATATAATGTTGAAGAATTTGGAAAAATGAGCGCAACAGAAAAAATATTAACTCTTGCTAAGACAGGTGTTCAAAATATTGGGTCTAAAGATTACCTAAAAGGAATGGCTGGAAAAATTGGTGAAGCGTTTTTGGGTGCAGAAGGTAGACCAATAAATATAACTTATAACCCTAATATGTTTCTGCAAGAAAACAGCACTATTGAACAACAACTCATGTACACAGACCCTTTTGGCAATACAATCGGTTCGTCTATAAGGTAACACTATGGCAACAGATAAAGAAATCAAGCTAGAGCAAGGTGAGTTTTATGAGCCTACTGAGGCTGATAAAGACCTGACTGATTTTGTTACTGACCATTGCAACCGCTGGCGTGATTGGAGAGATACCAACTATCTGCCTGATTATCTGGAATACGAGCGCATCTTTCGTGGTCAGTGGGCATCTGAAGACAAAACCCGTGAGTCTGAGCGTTCACGCATCGTAACCCCCGCCACACAACAAGCTGTAGAGACTCGCCATGCTGAGATCATGGAAGCTATCTTTGGTCAAGGCGAGTTCTTTGACATTCAAGATGACATTCGGGATGTGAACAACAATCCCATTGATGTTGGCATCCTAAAAGCCCAGTTAATGGAGGATTTCAAGCGGGACAAGATTCGTAAATCCATCGATGCCATTGAGTTGATGGCAGAGATCTACGGCACAGGCATTGGCGAGATTGTCGTTAAGACTGAAAAACAGTTTGTACCCTCTACTCAGGCAATTCCTGGGCAAATGGGCCAAGCCGCCATTGGCGTAGTGGAAAAAGAGCGTATTTCAGTCAAGATTTCACCTGTAAATCCAAAGAACTTCCTCTTTGACCCAAATGGAACCTCAGTCGATGACTGTATGGGGGTAGCGATAGAGAAATACATAAGTATTCATAAAATTGTTGAAGGCATTGAGCGTGGAATCTACCGCAAAGTAGACATTACGCCCACTTATGAAGACACTGACCTAGAGGCCACCCAAGAGGTGAGCCAGTACCAAGATGAAAAGGTGCTTTTGCTCACCTACTATGGCTTGGTTCCCCGTGAGTACCTAGAGAACCTTGAAGAGAACAAGAATATTGTTGATTTGTTTCCTGAAAGTTCCGCTGCTGAAGAATATTCAGACATGGTTGAGGCCATTGTCGTGATTGCCAACGATGGGCAGTTGCTGAAAGCTGAAGCAAATCCTTACATGATGAAGGATCGTCCTGTTCTAACCTACCAAGATGACACTGTTCCTAATCGTCTTTTGGGGCGTGGCACAGTGGAAAAAGCCTTCAATATGCAAAAGGCTATTGATGCTCAGATTCGCTCTCACTTGGATTCATTGGCGCTGACCACCAGCCCCATGATTGCCATGGATTCAACCCGTCTGCCCCGTGGTGCTAAGTTTGAAGTCAAGCCTGGAAAAGCCATTCTCACCAATGGCGCACCTTCAGAGATTCTGTATCCCTTTAAGTTTGGGCAGACTGATGGCAACAACTTAGCCACCGCCAAGGATTTCGAGCGAATGCTCCTGCAATCCACGGGAACTTTGGATTCTCAGGGCATGGTCAGTGCTGGTGCTAGAGACATGGGCCAAGGCGGTATGTCTATGGCAGTTGCCACTATCATCAAGAAGTACAAGCGTACTTTGGTGAACTTCCAAGAAGACTTCCTGATTCCTTTTATTCAAAAGGCGGCTTTTCGCTATATGCAGTTTGACCCAGAGCGTTACCCCTCTGTGGACATGACCTTCATTCCTACTGCCACTTTGGGCATCATTGCCCGTGAGCATGAACAACAGATGTTCATTGGTTTGCTCCAGACCCTTGGCCCCAACACCCCTGTGTTGCCACTGATTCTTAAAGGTGTTTTGGCTAATTCTTCATTGACCAACCGCTATGAACTGATGGAACAGTTGGACAAGATGAGCCAACCCAACCCGCAAGCAGAGCAAATGCAACAAATGCAACAGCAGTTGGCTATGCAAGCTGCACAGGCTCAGATTGCTGTCAATACAACTCAAGCTGAACAGAATCGTGCAGAAGCACAGAAGTTGTCGATTGAGGCTCAGTTGATGCCGCAAGAAGTACAAGCCAAGAACATGGCGGCAATGACTAAGAACCTGCCAAATGAAGATGATGCCGGGTCAAAAGAGTTTGACAAGCGGGTTAAGATTGCTGAATTGATGCTGAAAGAAGCTGACATTAAGAACAAGTCCAAGATTGTCGAGTTGCAAATGGCAGACAAGAAGGGCAAAATGTCGAGCGTTGAAGATGAGTTTCTCAATCGTCTTTCAAGGGAATTGACCTAAATGGACATTGCTGACCTTGAGCGTAAGCTAGGAATTGATGGAATCTCTGCTGAACAGCAGATGGAGATCATTACTGCTTTGCAACAGTCTGCCGCTGAGAAGATTGCCAAGGCCAAGAGCGAGTCTATTGGCAAGGGTGCTGAACTTGTTATCCAAGGCTTGAAGAAGATCAAGTCAGACATGGAGCAAAAGTTTGCTCAGTTGAATGGCGAGATTCAGAGCAAAGTTGCCTCTGTACAAGATGGACAGGATGGCAAGAATGGCAAAGATGGAAGAGATGGCAAGCAAGGGCCAGCAGGAGCAACAGGCGCAACAGGTAGAGATGGTGTTCCTGGGCGTGATGGAGTTGATGGTTCTGATGGTACTGGTGTTTCCGCTGCTCGCATTGATTTTGATGGTAGCCTTGTTATCACTCTTGATAATGGTAGTGAGATTAATGTTGGTGAGGTTGTTCCTTTTGATGTTGCTGAACGCATCAAAGTTATTACCAATGGTGGCGGTACTTCTCAGTCTGTACTTGATACTCTGACAAGCCTTCAGTCTCAAATTACGGCTCTGTCTGGATTTGTAAACTACAAAGGCACTTGGAACGCATCAACCAACACCCCAACCCTTGTTTCTAGCGTAGGAACAAAGGGAGACTACTATGTTATCTCTGTAACAGGCTCAACCAATCTCAATGGCATTACGACTTGGACGCAAGGCGATTGGGCCATCTTTAATGGCACTGCTTGGGAGAAAGTAGATAACACTGACCTTGTGACTTCTGTTGCAGGGCGTACTGGTGCTGTTACTCTGACCACTGCTGATATTAGTGGTCTTGGGACAATTGCTACCCAAGCGGCAAGCAATGTCTCTATCACTGGTGGATCAATCACAGGTATCACAGATTTGGCACTTGCTGATGGTGGTACGGGCGCATCTACTGCTGGTGATGCCAGAACTAATCTAGGTCTGGTTATTGGGACTGATGTTCTGTCTCCAAGTGGCTCGGCTGCAAACCTGACTTCTTTTCCCACTTTTAACCAGAACACCACAGGCACAGCATCTAATGTGACGGGCACTGTTGCGGTTTTGAATGGTGGTACAGGTGCAACTACTACCTCTGGGGCAAGGACAAATCTTGGTTTGGTGATTGGGACTGATGTATTGGCTCCAACAGGATCAGCAGCATCTTTGACCTCATTCCCAACATTCAATCAGAACACCACTGGAACTGCGGCATCTACACCTAAACTCTTGACTACAAACTTCACGATTGAAGAAAGTGGTGGCAAGTTAATATTCAAGTATGGGGCAACGACAATTGCATCAATGTCTTCAACTGGATTGATTACCTCTTCTGCAAACATTGTCTCCAATGGAACACCTTAAAGGAAAATTATGGCAACCTCAACACTAGGTTCTGGAACACTTGTTCTCGCTGGAACCACATCAGGCACTACTACAGTCACGGCAACTGCGGTAGCTGGCACTACCACTTTGACGCTTCCTGCGGCTACTGACACTTTGGTTGGTAAAGCAACCACTGATACGCTGACCAATAAGACGCTGACGGGTGCGGCAATGAATGGTACTTTGGGGGCAACTACTCCAAGTACAGTAGCGGCAACATCTATTTCTGCATCTACAACTTTAGGTGTTACTGGCGTATCTACCCTAACTGGTGGTGCAGTAATTGAAGGCATGACAGTCGGCAAAGGCGCAGGTGCTGTAGCCACCAATACTGCGGTGGGTGCAAGTGCTTTGGCGGCTAATACAACAGGAAATTTTAACGCTGCTGGGGGTTATCAGGCTTTAATTTTGAATGTTGGAGGTCAATATAATACAGCTTTTGGTGCGGTGT